ACGCTGGGTCTTGAGCCGCCCCTTGCGATAGCGTTTAATGGTCTTGCCGCGGGGGTACAGTACCGTCGTCGTGCAGATGGCAATCGCCGCAGACTCCTTGGAGGAACCCTTGCGCGGTTTGACGGACTTGCTCACCGACTTTACACACCGATCAAACTTCCGGGACGTCTTCATTTATCTCTGCTGTATACAAAATGGCCAACGAGAAGGAAGCTGACTGGATGAAGGGTATTTCCAACGAGACGGTGTGCACGTATTACTTCTATGTGTTCGTCATCACTGCGATTGTTGCGGGTCTGCTTATCGTCTCGCACGTTGCATCGGTCATCCGCAACCCCAAGATGATCGTGCCGGTTCTGATTGCTCTGCCGGTTCCGATCCTTGCCGTGGTGAACACTCTCTTCCTCCACATCATCTGCTCGCGTGCACTGCTGAAGTAGAATTTATCCTCGGGAGTTAGTAAACACAAATGGGTGGCGGTCTACTCCAGCTCGTCGCATACGGTGCCCAGGATGCCTACATTACTGGCAATCCCCACATCACCTTCTGGAAGGTTCTCTACAAGCGGCACACCAACTTTGCTATTGAGGCGATGCGCGTGAACTTCACGGGCGCGCCGACGTATGGCCAGCGTGTTGTTGCCGTCGTCAACCGCAACGCCGATCTGGTCTGGAACACGTATGTTGAGGTTGCTCTCCCCGATACCGTGACAACCCAGACTCCTGATCTCACGTGGACCTCGGGTGCTCAGCGCCGGCTTGGTTACCTCCTCCTGAAGCAGGTGGAGGTTGAGATCGGCGGCCAGATCATTGACCGGCACTACGGTGAGTGGCTCTACCTGTGGGAGACCCTGACTGCGGACTTCAACACCGCCTACAAGCTGGACAACATGGTCGGTGGTTCTCTCGGTGGCACGTCCACGGGCGCGCTCGCGTGCCAGGGTCGCCCGAACGTTCTCTATATCCCGCTCCAGTTCTGGTTCAACCGCAACCCCGGCCTTGCTCTGCCGCTGATCGCCCTCCAGTATCACGAGGTTCGCTTCAACATCACCCTGACCGAGTCTACCGACCTGGTCTCCAAGGGCGGCTATTCTGCGGGCATCAACGCCGCCGCCAACGCGCTCCCCGCCCTTCGCGACATGGCGCTCTATCTGGACTATGTCTACCTGGATGTGGACGAGCGCCGCAAGTTTGCCCAGGAGTCGCACGAGTATCTGATTGAGCAGCTGCAGTATGAGGGTCAGCAGCAGATCACCACGGCGTCGGGCCGCCTGGATCTGACGCTGAACCACCCTGTCAAGGAGCTCGTCTGGGTCTTCCAGGACGCGCGCTATGCGGACTGTGCATTTGTTGGTCTGGTCAACGACCCGAACACTGCTGGGCAGTCGGACTACACGATGCCGTTCACGTACAATGACATCGTCAACCGCGCGCGCCTCCAGATCAACGGTCAGGATCGGTTTGACGAGCGGTATGGTGATTACTTCTGGAAGGTTCAGCCCTACCAGCACCACACGGCGGGTGGCGTGAACCCGAACTTCGGCATCCAGTCCCAGGTTACGTCCAGCGGTGGGAATCCCGAACCGGTTGTCCAGGGCCGCGCCAACCCGATCAACGTCTACTCCTTTGCCATCAAGCCGGAGGAGCACCAGCCGTCGGGCACGTGCAACTTCTCTCGCATTGACAACGCGACCCTCGTGTTTGACAGCATCCGCCCGGCGTCGGGTGCGGACGATGGCAGCTACCCGTCCAAGACGTACCCGTACAACTTCCGCCTGTACGCGGTGAACTACAACATCTTCCGCATCATGTCGGGGATGGGTGGTCTTGCGTATTCCAACTAATCAGGCGTTCCCGCCGAGAGGACTGACGACACTCGTATACGAAATATATGACACCGCACAGAATGACAGCTCCCATGATTGCCAACCCGCCAATGCTTCCAGCGTAAGCAGGATCCATTACTTCTTGCCTGCGAGAGTCTGCTTAAGCTTCTCCAAGTAGAGGATGGCGTCCATGTGTTCCTCCTGTGCATGCTGAATCCAATCCAGAACAGAAAGATCAGTTCGGTCCAAGTCTGTGCCGTACTTCTCTTTCCCGATCTTTGCCCGAACCTCAAACTTCGCGATCACTGCCCGCACGATGCTGTCCATGTTCAAAAGAACCCTGCCTACCAATAAATGGGTATTCCCCGGATTTATTGGTACGTGTTGCTCATCGTCATGCTGGAAACCCTGGCGATGTCCTGCTTCAAGAAGAGCGTGGATAGCACGGCCTTCTTCGCGCTAGGTGTTCTCTTCTACGCTGCGGTCGGCTATATGCTGCGAATGACTATGAATACGAATGGCATGGCGATGACCAATGCCATCTGGTCGGCTCTCTCGGTTGTGGCAACCACGACAGTGGGCATCCTCCTCTTCAAGGAGACGCTCCACTACCACGACTTCCTTGCCATTGGTCTTATCGTCTCCGGCGTGACTATCCTGAAGGTGACCGAGTAACTGGAATGCGCATAAGGTGTCCATCGCGTATATAATACCGAAAGATGGGGTGAAGCAATTCAGCATCCCCTCCGAACGCATAGATATTGCACCATTCGGGATCTGCGTTCCAGGTCTTCCGCTGTGCTGCGTGTGTCAGAACATACATCTCCATTGCCGAGTAGCTCGTAAACATACGGCACTCGTCAACGTGATCCATCCACACGGGTGCAACCAAGTAGATCATTTGACTTTCTTGTTATCGGCAGGTGTAAGTTTCGTGTTGGGTTCGCACTGACCAATCCCGAGTGTCTGCTGCATCATCACGGGTGCAAGTTCATGATCGCCGGGGCAGCCCACATGGTCATAGCCCAGTGCGTGACCGACCTCATGCGAGATGATGTACTGACGATAGCCGTGCAACTTCTGCTTGCTTTCCTTTGAGCCTTCAGTCCAGCGCATAGCATTGATCCAGACCTTGCCACCATTGAGGATCGCGCAGGATAGGTTGTCGTCCTTGCATCCGTTCTCTCGCAGTGTCATAGGCGATGACAGAATGATGGTAAACCGCGGATTCTTGTCCGCGAGATAGAACCGATAGCCCCGCGACTTCCAGCCATCCGGATCCTCCAAATACTTGTGGACCTCCTCGCGAAACACGCGCAGATCATACCTGACATCCGGACCGATCTCAACCGAATACGGAACGTCCTTCTCCTTCATTGTCTAAACAAAACGAAAATGGATCTCGCGAGGAGACACAACTCAAATGGCCGCCCTTGTCAAACTTCGCTGTGGACTTCCCAAGGCACTCCGTCCTCTGTGTGAGTCGGGATGTGCCTATCGCGAGCCCGCTCTCAGACACCTGCGTTGCAGGGTGGTCAGTAAATCTAGCCCGTGCGCCGCGCCGTGCACAGACAATTGTATCTGCCAACCGGGACCGGATACGTCTCTGACGATCAAAGAGCCCACTCGGAAGGAACGGGATGAAATGTTCCTCCAGTAGTCTCAATGGATTTGTATGTGCAACAGGTGGAGCACTACCTTGCGCATCAAGATCAATTCCTAGAGGATGTACTGCGTGCGTTGGAAGAGGTTCTCTCGGGGCTTGGCACGTTCCTGCGGGAACACGGTGCGCTCTATGAACTCCGGCCGCCGCAGAAAGAACCCATGCGCGAGGCCGCCATCAAGTGGCGCGCTGAAATTGAAAAGCAGTTCGGGGGTTCTAACTTTGATGCCATTGCCCGCCGGTTTCTCGCCCCCAATTTTCACATCATCTTTGATGCCGATGACGAGATTGACGGAGACGCCGACACCGAGAAGCAGCGCAAGATCCTGACCAAGAGTCTGGATGCCATTCGGAATAAGCGACTGGATCAACTACCCTTTCCCACTGCGATGCAGGAGGCTCTGGGTCGCGACATCCTCACCTGTCCCGAGAAGTGGATTGCTCTGACCAAGGAACTGGAAGCCGAGGTGCGGCTCTTAGATTCCGAAATATCGTGGGTAGACGCTGCGCTTGACCGAATCCGAATTGCAACCTATTCGGCGATCCTCTGCATCAACGAGACTGCTGTCCGAGACATGATCAACCAATACAAGGACAGACGAGACCTCGCAGAGGAAGCGCGACGCATTGCCGAAGAGAAGATCGGCAAGACGGATCTCACACTGGAGCGCGCCCTTCGGCTGGGTGTCCTCGCGGCGGCGATGGTCACCACAGGTGACGACTACATTGATCTGGAAGAGGACATTGCCAAGAAGAAGAACACGGGCATGACCTTGTGCGACAATCCGCCCGCGCTGTATACCTCGGTGTTAGTGTATTCCCAGAATCAGATGCCACCCGAGGAATACCTCAACGGTTACGAGAGATGGGTGATTGAGTTCTTCATCTGGTTCTATCATGACTCGGAAGAGGTGATTCGGTTTGTCAATTCCCAGTCTTCACTCGCGGCGAATTTCATCTACAAGCGGAAGGAAACGAATCCTTCCAATGGAAAAGAAGAGGCTTGAGATGCCCCGCTGTACCCACTGCAAGAAGAAGACGCACCTGGACTTGAAGTGCAAATGCGAAAAGATGTTCTGTTCGGCGTGTCTATTGCCGGAAGTCCACATCTGTTCGCACGTCCCGAAGGACAAGGTTCAATTGGTCAAGGTTGAAGCACCCAAGGTGTTGAAGATCTAGTCGCAGACCTTGTCCATCAGAGTGTTCATGAACCGCGACATGGCATAGCGACCCACGTTCTTGCGGAAGAGGACGGAACCAACCGGTCCATTGTTGCGATCAATGACCTCAACCTCCAGCACGACATCGCGATTGTCGTGATCCAGGGAGTAGAGACTAATCCGCCAGCAATCCGGATCATTGGGATCCCGCAGAACGCTAGTGAAGGCGTTGGGGATGTTCAGGACATCCAGAGTGTCGGAGACGGCATTATGAATGTTCCGCATGGTGATTGATGGGAAAAACGGTCGCTCCACGCGATCCGTTTTTCTCCAAGCATACAGCACACAATTACCCGTAGGCACACGCACGAGAACACCAATAACCCAGGCGGTATTCGCCAAAGTCCGCCTCGTCTACGTCGCACCCACACGCCTCACAGGCCGGCGGCGGGGCGTCCACGACGCGGTCGTCCGGATCCATCACCTCGGTCATACACTCATAGCTGCAGCAGCCCATGAAGTCCTGATCGCGGTGAACCGGCATCCCACAATGGGCGCACTCATGCCAACCGAGCGTGTCGTAGCACGCCCGGCAGATGTTGCGACCCTCCACCTCACACGGCGCAACGCCGTGCACCAGACACTCTGCGCAGTCCATGAAGCGGACCGTGCTCCGGAGCTGATGCCCGCGGATGAGTGCCTGAATCTTGGTGGCGGCAGCCACCCGAGCCATGAACTCGGACTGGGCGCGGGTGAGGAGATCAAACAGCCGCTGACGTGCGGGCTGCAGAACCTCCTCCTCCTCACGCCTGGC